ATGTCCAAAATCGAATTTTCCATATCATTCTTCTATAAAAGTTTAGCCCACTAAAGTTATTTTTTATATGCTCAAAAAAGCCCGCCACGGGTGAACGCGTAGCGGGCAAGCAAGGAGAGACACCAGTTGAACAAACAGAGAACTGGTCGAGGCGGGAAAGGATTTGCCGCAGACGGCCTCACGTCCGCCGGAATATACCTCGCACACATCCTTTCAACGTGTATGGGTCAGCGAGGATTTCGGTATGCCTGAACTCACAAAAGGGGTATTATTCTTTTGCGTTGAAAAACAATTCGTGAATCTGTTCCGCTGTCGCGCCCGCTTCAATGAGGTCGCGAGCGTAGCCGTTGGCCTGACGACCGATTTTCAGCTTCAAGCCGGACGTAGATTCAGCAGACGCGGTGCTTTGCTCTTGACCGCCCGTAACCTCGCCGGACATTTCAAGCTCCACCATGTCGCGCACGGCGACGGTGAGGATTTTTCCGTAGCGGAGATTCAGAGACGCGGAGAAGTGTTCCGGGTCGAACCCCGCCTGAAAGCCGATTCCGTCCGAATACACAACGGCGTTATGCCCGCAACCCGTGAGCAGAGCGACGGAGAGAGCGGCGAAAAAGAGTTTGATTTTATCGATCATTTGTTAGCCCTTTCATTGTTGGTGTTTGAGGAACGAGCCGTAGACGGCGACGGCGGCGGTCGCCAAGAGGCATCCCCACTGGATGATCTTTTCGACTACGCCGGCTTTCGTGTTGCCGGAGACTTCGAGCGTGGTAACACGTTCAACGAGGCCGGGACGACCGTTCCCGTGAAGCGTCGCCTTTATCTCGTCCAGTTTGATAAAGATGGTTTTCAGTTGTTCGGAAATCGCGGACAACTCCTTAGCGATATCTTCGTCTTTCATTTTTGCCCCTTACATCCGGCGTTCCAAGCCGAACCGCCGAACAGTCTAACGCCCCAGTACGCTTTTTGCGCGCGGAGATACGACACTCCGCCCTTTCGCATAAGTTCATAGAAAGCCTTGTCCGCGTCCTTTTTCGTCCATCCATACGGGTGAGTACGGTAAACGTAATCATGTACAAGAGCGCCGAATAGCGCCTGTCGGTCGTCGCGCGGAAACACAGCGCCCCAAAGGAAGCGCGGGACACTTGCCCCGTCCGATTCGAACCCTACGGGGACTATTAATGTACGGTAAGGAAGGGGACGGAGCAGAGTGAAAACATTCCCCTGCTCGTCCGCCTTATGCTCCCGCACTTCGACGGTCGGGAGGCCGTCGTACATGACACGGATAATGGATTCCATGCTTACGCCTGCGGAATCACGCCCTGAATCAGCTCCGCCCACGTCATACCGAATCTCATCGCATCCGCCATAATCTCCACGATACGGACACGCCCCTCGGTAATGACCGCTTCAGGGACTTCCCGCGCACGGGCAAAGTCGATGAGGTTGGAGCTGATACCGTTCTGCGCGGCAAGCAAGAATTCCTCCGGCGTGATCTTGTCGGTTTTACTGGCAAGGTCTTCGATCAGGTCTGCGAATTCCTCGCAGACGCGCTGTTCGGGCGTCGGTTCCCCATCATCTGTAATCGTACCGCCGAGCGCGACAAAGCGCTGTTCGGTCATGGGGGAGACCCCTTTGCATGGGTCGGGAAGATAGTCGGTCGTGATATTGTCGATTGTATAGTGTTTCATCGTTCAAATCTCCTTTCATTCTGCCGGGGTAGCTGTGCCGTCGTTGCTGATTGCCGTGTACGTGCCGCCCGTGATACTTACCGAAGCGCCGGCCGAGTTGACGACAGTACAGGATGCGGTTGTGTCGCCGGCCGCGACGACAATTCCGCCGAGATTCCCAATCGGTGTAGCGTTCGTGTTGCCCGTGAGGTCAACAATCGCGCCGGACGTAATATTCAGCACGCCCATACCGACGCGGTCAAGAATCTTTCCGACACGATTACTTCCCGCAAGTTGCATAACCGCATTAGACCCGACAGGTCCGCCGCTTCCAAGAATACAATCGGAGCAAAGAGCAAACCCTTGAAACTCAAAATCCATCATGCCGGAAGCGGCTGCCGAAGTTGCAAAGTTCCCAGAAATTGTGCAAGATACCGCTGATACAGAGGTGTTAGCCAGGCAAAGAATGCCAGCCGCCATGCGCGCTGTACCGCCAGTAATAGAGCAATCATACAGCTCGACATGAGCGCCACGGCTCGCAAGAATTGTTGCCTTGTCGTAGTTATTTCCGCCTGATGTGAAGCTGCACCCGCTCGCGTACATGGAACTGTTAGAGGTAACAACAACGGCGGTTCTTCCGAGGTTAATCGTGCCGCCGTCTCCACTCACGCGTTCCACCGCCAGTCCGCCGCCACTGACCGCAACGGTCGAGCCGGACGGGATGTAAACGTCTCCGAGGGTCATTGTGCCGCCGAATGCAACCACGCCATCCATAGAAAGATTGCTGAACGTGGTCTTGCTGGTACAGGTGATGCCGCCACTGACGATGGTTTCGGTATAGCCGTTGCCGACAACGTGCTTTTCGCCCGCAGAGGTGGTAACGCCGCCGAGGTCGAGTGTCTGACCGTTCAGAGAAGCGTCCACGGAGATGTATTCGTTCGTGGCGGTCGCGAGGCCGTAAGCGAGAGAACCCGCACCGGAAGAAGCATCAACCGTGACGATGTAGCCCGCGACGTGGTCTTCAACGGAGATAATCGCGTAGCCGTCATGGAACCTGACCGTACAGTTGTTGACGGCATCCGGTTCGAGCGCGTTTGCAAGCACCACGTTCGTGCCAGTGACAACGTAGCCCGTTCCGGCAACGAACAGCTCGATATGCCCTTCAAGCCCCCACTGACCGGACGCGGGAACGTTCGCATTGAGCGTGACGGCTTGCGTTGTAGCCGTGATTTTATACGCGGTATCAGGTTCGAGCGTAACGGTCGCGCCCGTGGCGTTCACGATGTTCGCAACCGGATTGAACGTGGCAGTGCCGCCAGAAAGCGTGAGCCGTCCGCCGTCAACCGCCGCGACGGTCGCCGTAAACGTGCCACCCGCAATCGTGATACCGTCGCCGCCAACGAGGGGTTCACCACTTCCGCCAGTTCCGCCTGCGATGAACTCTGCCCGCATCTCGTCGAGAATGGGGTCAAGTACTGTGTTGAAATCAGCCATGATAAGCCTCCTTAGTCTTCGGTCGTGACCGGGATTGCCTGATTGATGGGATAGTAGGTGAGCGTCGCGCGGTCAGCCCAAGCGCCGTAAGCGTGTTCGATGGTCGTCGTAGTAGCGCCCTCGGAACTGGTCTGCGTGATACGCTTCACAAGGCGGTTGCCGTTCTCGTCGTCGGGGAAGTAGCAAATGTACTGAACGCCGCCGCCCGCGTCGTCGATGATATAGGGTTTCGGTTCGGTCGGAAGAGCCGGGATTTCTCCGAGGTTTCTTCCCCACTGGTCGCGGTAAGTTGTAGCCATGTTCAAAGTCTCCTATGTTAAGTTGTTGTGTTAAACTGTCGGAAGAGCGTAAACGTTGAGCGTAGCATACGTTCCTGAAGCAGAAAGAGTAAAAGACGTATTCGCCGGAATGGGTATAAAAACAGGAACATGAAAGCCGGAAAGCGTTGTTGAGCCAATGGTGATAGAGAGAAGCGAGATACTTTGATTTCCAAGCGCAATCTGAATATCGCACGTCATGTCGGCGGATGTGGCTTTTGCCGCCTCTCCAACAAGCCACACGGGATAAGCATACGTTTTAGTGGTTTGACCGCTGATAACTGAGATGAATTCCGCCGTAGAGAATTTGGAGTAGTCCGGCATACCAGTCATAGCAAACGCATCAATTTCAACTTGCCCGTTTGCGTTTTCGGATATTGCAACATTCCCGGATGTGCCGCCGACAATCTCAACCGATGAAGTCGAGCCGGAGAGCGTTACGGTCGCCGTTCCGCCGGAGACGGTCGCGGAGATGTCCTGTGCTACGCCAGTTCCGCCCCCCGTGGTGTTGTTGACGGGAGACGCTTGCTTTTTCGCAAGCTCGACAATCGTGCCGGAGGGCGTTTCGCGAACCATGATACCATAGCCCGGTTTGATGCGCGCGCCGTGGAGGTAGTCGATGAGCTTGTTGAGCGTGTCGATGACCCACTTCTTAAAGTTCTGACCTGTTACGGCTTTCGGAGGAAGGGAACTCATAAATCACCTCACGACACGGGAGTGTAGAGCGTGGGGTTCCAACCGTCGGGCGAGTACGTCCAAGTGAGCGTAGCAATCCAAAACTCGCCCGTCCAAGAGACGGTCGCGCGGTCGCATTTCCAGTTTCCCGCAACAAACGGAGTGCCGGAGGGGAGATAGGCGGGCGTTCCGGTATGGTTCAGTTGGCTATAGACGGTTGCAAGCGCTTGAGCGTAGCTACGATATCGCGCGGATTCGGTCTGCGAATAGAGGGCGCGGTCGTAGGACTGGAATCCCGGCATAGTCGGGTTTTTGAGAACGAACCACACATAACCGTCTTCCATCGGAACCGTACCGGAATCAGCCCACTGGTAATCCTCGCGGTATCCGTCCGGTATCACGTCCGATGCGGTCGCAGTAGACCAAAAACCAGGAGCGGTATCCGGAGCAGTCCCGCCGACGGGGTATCGGGCAAGCAGATAATGATTCCAGTTCATCAAATAGGACGGGTGCTGTTCAATCGGAGCGGAGAGCATATTGCCGTCCATTGTCGCGGACTTCTGACCGAAGGTATAGTTCGGCGGAGTGACAATATTTGTTCCCGCAGACGCGCCGTTTGCGTTCGCATACTTCGCGGCAACATTGTAAATCGCGCCCTCTGCCTGTGTGACCGTGACGGACGCGAGTTTTCCGAGTCCGTCGTAGGTCGCGCCGATGGTGAGGGAGCTTGCGTAGCCCTCGCAGTTCGCCTTGTCCCCGGCATACACGATGGTCGTATTAATGCCGTTTATGTCGCGTTCCCAAGTACGCCCGTTATAAATCTCTGTAACATTGTAGGTAGGCATAGCGTTCTCCTTAAATCGTGTTCCATCCGTCCATTTGGTTCAGGATTCGCATAGCGATTTGGTTTGTCTTGTTCTGTGCATTGAGCTGTTTGCTCTGCAAGTCTTCCACCTTCGGCATCTTAACCGGGGTTGCCGAACCTCCACGGGCGATTAGGCTATCCACGCGCGGGGCGTAGAGTTCGGGAGAGGTCGAGGTCTGCATAGCCTTTTCCAATGCACGGCGGGCTTTCACGCGGGCGGTGATTTCGGCGCGTGTCTTTTCGTCAATCGCTCCGCCGTTCGCCTGTGTCTCCGCATAAACCGCCGCCTCAATGTCAGCTTGTTCGCCCATGCCGAGCGCACGATACGCCGCACCTCGGAGGGACGCTATATCGTTTGTCCGGCGCTGTTCGGCGGCTTTCTGCCGTTCTCGCGCAATCTGCTGTTCCTTTTCCAGTTCCTTCGCGAGCGCTTCGCCGTGCTTGCGGTCGATCTCTTCCTGTTTGCGCGCTTCTTCGTCAAGCTCCGCGACGCGGGCGTCGTCTGCCGCTTTGCGTTCTTCTTTTGCTTTGCGCGCCGCTTCAGACTGTTTTTCAAGTTCGGACGTTTCCTCTTTCAGCGTTTCTTTCCCCTTGTTTTCGAGGTTCCAAAGCTGTTCCCGCGTTTCTTTTTGCTTATCAATCAGAGGAATCAAGGAAGCCCATTTCTGTTTGTCTTCCTCTGTCTTTGAACCTCTGATTTTCTCCGTAACAAACGCCTCTTGCTGTGCAGGAAGAAGCCAACGAAAATCATTGACTTGCTGATCTACGCTCTTTCCGCTACCAAACGAAAGCATTTTCCATGCTTTTCCCCAAAAACCCGGCGTAATATTTTTACGGAATTGCTCTTCAATTAGAGTGCTTTGGTCTTTCGAGAGCGTTTCGAGTTGAGAGGATTTTCCTTCTGTCTGCTCATTGTCAATTTTTTTCATGGCTTTAAGCAGAGTTTCATAGTCGCCAGTCAAATCAGAAATGCTTACGCCAAGTTTTTCATACCTCCCGGCAAGAATTTCCGCAAGGCGGATTTGCTCATTTTTCTCTTCCGTGGTCTTGTCTTCACGCTTTGCGAGTTCGGAGAGTCGTTCCATCAAGGAATCTTCTTCCGCCTCTGTTTTGCGTGTAGCGTCAAGCTGTTTGCGCTCTATCTCGGTAATAGTTCCAAGTTTTGAAATAAGCTCCGTTGCCGAAACGGTCAATTCGTCCCATATCTTTTTTATAGCTGTAAATGCAGTAGCAATTCCGGCGGCGGCAAGGGCAATTTTTCCCCCTGCTCCAACCTGAAACGCACGACCGATCGCAACCGCGCCCGCGCCCATTTCGGACGAAACATAGCGCATGGCGATACCTGCTTTGTTGATGGCTGTTCCGTACTGCTTGAACGAGTTCTCCATCTTGTTCGTGGATTTCGCCGTCGCCGCTTCAAGTTCGTGTAGACCGCGAAGGTATTCTTCCGGCGACATCGTGATCTTTGCTCTTGCGCTCATGCTTCACCTTCCTTATAGTTTTCTTTCAGGAATTCGTCGCCTAGTTCTTCCACACGTTTCAGCACGGCTTTTTCAATCCATTCCGGCGTGTGTTTGCCATACGTCGCGGACGGGTTCGCCTTGCGCGCCCGAATCACCATCAAGCCGAACGCAGAAGAAAGCGGGAAACTCAACGCCGCCTCGCGCAACGGAATCCCCGCCTCGGTCGCGACGACGGAGCAGACACTCAAGAGCCAGTCGGCATCAAAGATAGGTTCGCCGGAGGATGCAGTATGGGGGAGCATCTTCAACGGCGAGAAAGCGAGGTCAACCATGCCTACCAGTTCATGCCATACATCCGGCGCGATCTCTGGCGTGAGGGAAACTTCCTTCGCGTATTTCAACGCCTTTTCCTCAAAGTCGAGCGCGGCGGATTCCACATAGCTATGCGTGAGCATGAAGACCGCTACGGCAACGTCTTTGAATGTCGGTTTTTCGCCCGTGGCGAGGGGGTGACGCATCAACCAAAGATTACTCCAAATCGCCGGAGTAATCGGCGACACATCCATCCCGCAGATTTCGGTAAAGCCGCCGAGCGCATCCCACAATAACAGCCCTTCGCGGGCGTAGTCAATGCGGGAAGCGTCAAGCTCCGCAAGCGCGGAATCTTCGGCAATCAGCCGTTGAAACTCCGCGCTTGAGGCGAGAAACAAGCGCTGTTCGGCGGTTCTTTCCACGGGAAACTCCGAATCAGGAATAGGCAACCGGGACGCAGTTATCGGACGCGGTGACGGTCAGGTTGTAGCGCACGAAGTCCGTGTTGCTTTCCACCATCTCGGCGGAGGTGACAAGGAACGTTCCGCCAGAAATGACAATCACCGAACCCGCGTCGATGGTCGGCGTGGCGACGTTCAGAAGACCGTTAATCGTGAGCGTCGTAGTCTTCGAGTACGCCTGCATGTCGATAACCTTTCCATCCTCGCCGCGCGCGGTAGCGGTTTCAACGGAGTTGGATTTGTTGACGGATTCGGCGATAATGTCCGCAATCGCGGTAGTTCCGCCGGAGACGATAGAGATAACACCAAACGAACGAGCCATAGGTAAGCCCTCCCTTTTTCTTTGTTATGATTAAGTGTTAGATTGAACTGGTACGGGTTGATTGACGGGGTAGTAGGTCAGATTCTCGCGGTCTGCCCAATCGCCAAACGCGACTTCCCGCGTAATCGTAGTGCGGATGCCACCGTCCGGCGCGGTCGTGTTGACCGTGGTAATGCGCTGAACCGCGCACGGGGTTTCGTCCATGAAGCGGATGTACTGAACGCCAGTCCCGGTGTCCTCGCACTGATAAATCGGAAGCGGATGTTCGTAGTATTCGAGAAACACATCCGTGGTCGCGAGCGTAAGGTCAATGCGGAAGATGCGGCAAGCGCCGTCGAGCTGAACGGCGGAGCGAATATTGATAATGCCGACTACGGCGGCAGGGGAATCCCATTCAAGCGCGGCGGTAACGTTCGCCGGAGTCCAGTTCTGAACAGCGGCGAGCGCGTCCGCGTACATTTGGCGGATGATGCTTTTGTCCGGGTCACATTCAACGAGCGTCTGACCCGTGACATTCACATACACCCAATAGTCCGGCAAGCCCTGATTCGCAACATCCATGCCGGAAATAGAGACGGCGAGCGTGCCGCCGGGGTTGACACACTGCGAGAGGTCATACGCCGCGAGCTTCTCAACATCGGGGAGCGTGGTCGGGAGCAGATAGAGAAGTTTGGATTCGTCAAAAATCATAGCGTGACCTTCTTCCCTTCAAAGTGTTCAGACATGTGCTTGTTCATGGCTTTTACGGCGGCGAGCGAAGATGTCAGGTCAAGACCTGGGAGGAAGCCCGCGCCGTCCGGGATAGCCTTGTTCGTGATCTCTACCTCCATGCCGGATGGGTCAATCTTCACATCGGAAAGCGCAACCTGTTTAATCAGCATGGGGGGCGGGTCATGTAGCGGTTGAAGACGGGCGGCATCTTGCCAGTCGCCCGGATGAAGCCAAGACCCCACGCGGTACGCATCAATCCACGGTAATCCTCGGTCGCGTACTTGCGCGCCTCGTCGATGGTTCGGCATGGTTTGTAATGCGTCCATGTGCCGCGCGTCGTCCGGGCTTTCGAATGGATGACTACGCAGTATTCGTAGCCCTCGCGGAGCAGTTTGCCGAACATGTGTTTGAGGCGGCGGGTCTTCGGATTCCGCACAGCTTCCCGCAGATAGTAAATCACGCGCATGCCGCCCGTGCGTTCGCCCTTCTCCAACACTCTATCCATTTCAAGCGTCTGATAGAACGTGGAGGCAATATCCTGTTGACCGAGGGACGGCGGAGTGTGACGTTGTGCTACGGAGACATAAGCCGCCGCGCCCGCCATGACACATTTCCGGCATGCCGCATAATCAGCGTCGCGCATCTCGTAGACGTTCTTGTAGAAGTCTTTTAGCTCGAACTTGAGCTTGACGCTTGCCCTGCTTGTTGCGCTCTGCGGCATGTTACGACCCCTTCGAGGTAAGGGATTTCAGATACACGCGATAAACCAGTCCGGCGCTGTCGAGGTCGGCACGGTCGATCTTATACGTCGTGCCGCGGAAGGTGATCTTTTCGTACTTCTTCGGCGGGTAAGAAAGCAAACGCCCCTCGATGCGAAGATAGAAGCTGATTCCATCATCCTCGCCAAACTCGGTAAGCACGGGGGATTCCGCAGTTTCGGACGCGACGCACGGCACGGACGATTCGCGGAACGTGCAGGTTTCCACGAAGTCCGGGTTATTCATCATCGTGATTGTCGCTTGTTCAAATGCGGTACTCATGGCATAAGCCTTATTTCTTGCGTTTGCGGGTGGTTTTGGCGGGCTTTACGGGTTCGTCCGCCTCTTTGTCCGTCTCAACGTCTTCCGGCGTTTCTACGGGCGTTTCCGGCGTTTTGACTTCCGGCGTGAAGCGTTCGGCACATCCCGCGCCAATGATGATATGAAGATCGTTTTCGGGGATGTCTACAGCGGGGAAGGTTTCGCCCGCGTGAACAGGAACGCCGCAGAGGATAGTGTCTTTGAGTATGCGAATCATAAATGCACCTCGAAAGTTTGGTTAAAGTCCCGCCCCGGTGGAGTGACCGGAAAAAGGCCGGAGCGGGACAGAGTGCCAATTAGGAGGCAGTACGCATCACGAACGTATTCGGACGGAGGATGCCGATGTCGCAGACGAGCGACACGATGACGCGGACACTGCCCGCAGTGGCGAGCGTGTAGGGGTCGACCATCAGCTCAATGCCGCCCCACTGACCGACAACCACATTCGAGAAGTCGCCGAAGAAGATGTCGCCACTGGAGAGCGAGCCGTCGACGTGAACACGTCTTCCGTCGATGTAGCCGTCTTCGGCGATAAAGCCGGAGCCGTAGCTTCCCTTCGGGATGCTCTTGAGCAGGGCATTGTCGGAGGCGGACATAACGAACTCCTGTTCGCCGTCCCATTCGAGACCCTCGACCTTACCGATGATGTTGAGCATGTCAGCCCAAGTGACGGAGGCCATCGAAGCGATGACGTAGGTCTGAACGCCCGTAGCGGTCTTCACGCCAGTAATGGCGGGACTGGAAGCGTTGCCCTTGAGCATGGTCGTACCGAGAACGTGAGCCACATTCGCGAGCAGGGAGCGCATCACGATAGCGGTAGCGTCGGGGTTCGCCATGAGAATCATGTCCTTGCCAACGGTCGTATAGCCGCCGAGCTTATGCGGGGTGAGCGTAACGTCGCCGATGACCGGGGTGGTCTCGGAAACAGCCGCGTTCGCGTCGGTGGTGGTCGTGCTGCCAGTCACCCAAGCGACGGAGGTGTCGGAGGTCTGTGCGGGAATCGTGACCGGAGCGCCAGCAAGCCCCGTCAAGAAGGTGGCGTTTTTCACGCCGATGCGGTTGCGGACGAAATCCACAAACAGGTTCGGCATGTTCTGCTGTGCGACAAGTCCGGCACCGGAGGCCGCGCTGTCATTCATCTCGCGGGTAGCGAGAACGCCGCGCATGCTGTCCCCGTTGAAGGGAATCATAATGGCATTGTCAGCCGCCGGAACCTGACCGCAGGAGCGGTAGAGTTCATCCGAGAGTTCGCGTTCAAACCCGATGTCCGCTTTGCGTCCGCAAAGGGCGGTAAGAACGTTGGTCATGTTGTAGCTTCTTTTGCCGGACGTGGAAATGTTCGGCACGACGAGGGAGCGGGTTTCCTGTTTCATGGAATCCATTTCCTTTCTCAGCGCGTCGAGCATGGCGCGCATGTTGTTGGTGTCCTCGCCGCAAGCCTTCTCTTCTTCGGGCTTGTCTTCTTCGGCGGGGGCGGTTTCAGTGGTGGTTTCTTCCGCTTTGGTTTCTTCGGTTTCTTCCT